GTTTCAGTTAAAGCATTAAATGCTTCTACTTGATCAGAAGGAAGATTTTCTACAGCCCAAGCTGTTAGTTTTCCATATTGTTCTTCTCCACCTACTGAATCTTGAATAGCTTTAATTTGACTTTCAGCTACTTCAGTTGCACCAGCAGCTTGTGCTTTTAATCCAGCAAGATAAGAATCAACAACACCTTTAGAAAAACCAACATCTTTTAATTTGGAATAGTCATCTTCTGATATTTCACCAGACTCTTGAAATCTAGTAGAAATATCTTGTGCATCTATGCCAGCTTCTTGGAGAGTGTTAGCTAAACCTTCACCATAAAGTTCAGCAGCATCAAAATCAGTTTCTTCTGTCTTTGTTTCTTCTGCTTTAGTTTCTTCTTCAGTAGAAGCTTCAGGTGTTGATTCTTCTGTTGTTGTCTGACCTAATTTACCTTGTAGTTCTTTATAAGAATTAGCAAGGTCTTCAACAGATTTAAACTTACCAAGGATTAAACCGTTTTCATCTTTTTCAAGATTAGCTAAATCCTCCGTAGTCATAGGAGGAGTTTCTGATACTGCAACTTGTGATTGGGCCATAATTAATTCCTAACTAGTTGTAATAATGTTTCCCTTACGGGTAAGTTTTTCATTTGGCTTAAGAGCCTTAGAAGCTTTTTCTTTTTTAGGAGATGCTGCTTCAGACTGTTGCTTCTTGGTTGGCATTAGTTTCCTCCGTGAGTTGTTGTGCTTGGGCGTTTTTCTGGGGATCCATTAAAGGAGACCCCAAGGCAGCAGGCCCAAGATGTTGAATTAGTTGCTGCTGTTGCATTGCTTGCATTTCTTGGGCTATTTCTTCTTGAGACTTGACAAGATTAGCTGTATCAATACCTATGCTATTTGCTAAACGTTTAATTGCCTCATCTACATTCATGTATTGCCTCATAACATCTGGTCCTAATGCTTGAGAAACAGTACCAATAAATTCAATTAACTTAGCTCTGTCATTACCTCTACCTAATCCTTGAAGACCAGTAACAATCTTAGGTTTAACTATTTTCTCTGGAAGTTTAGGAGCCTTACCACTACGAGTAAGCATATGCATCCTTCTCTTTAAATAAGGAAGCTGAAACTCTTGAGTCAGTATTGAATAAATACCACCTAAACTATTTTCTAACTCATTTGCCATTATTGACACTTCTGCTGCTGTTACTCTTTCAGCATCTCTTTGAATTGACCTAGCCATAAGGAAGGCATATTCAAGTCTTGCTTCTATACGTTGAATAGCAGAAAAAGAAACTTGGAAGTCAGCTCCTTTATTAACTTGAAGGACAGAAACATCTTGAGCATTACCTTCACGAATAGCACCATTAGGAGCCTTTGCTAAAGTTGCAGCTCTGGTGACACCATTAGGATTAACAAGGAATAAAGTCTTAGCACTAGCAGCAGCACCTTCAATAATTGCTTGCATTAAAGCTTCAAGACTAATTAAATCTCCTTGGTATTCTTCTACATATCCTCTTCCATAATCTTCACCATCAATTCTTACCCATCTAAGACAGATCCAAGGTGATACATCAATTTTAGAATTACCATCTGTACCAGGAATCTTTTCTCCTTTACATTCTTGGAACCATTTGAACTCATCTCCATATCTTTTTATACAAGTGTATATATCTAGGTCTTCATCAAAATCTTCTGCATCATAATTTTCCTTCTTCTTTATCATTTCCAAAAAGTCATCCGGCAATGCCTGTGGATGAACTGTTTCTTTAGTAATGATTTCTAGTATGTTTCCTACATCATCACGTTTACAAACATATCTGTTGAGGTGATAAACCTTTAATCCATTGTCTGTTAAATAAAGAAGAGCGTTACCACCAACTATTAAATGTTTAAGAGCTTCAAACATTGCAACTCTGTCATTCGATATTTCTATCTCATTCATCAAAGCTGCTTCAATTACTCTTAAACCTTTATCTATTTCTGTCTCTAATCCTTCTTGTCCTTCCTTTATTAATTCCAGACTATCAATACTAAGTTTGAAGAAAGGAGTAGAGGGAGGGAGTAACGCAATAAGTAATTTAGAAGCTAAAGAATTAACACCTCTAGCACCTACAGCTTGAAAAGGTGTTTTTATCTTTGCAGCATTACCAGTTGTAGATTCTGGTATTAATGCAGGGATAGTTAATTTAGAAGCATCTTTAGCTCGTTGAAGGAAACCAGAACGATCACCTTGAAGTTGCTCAAATCTAGCAACAGCTGTTTGACCTATTGCGTTAGCCATAATTAATAGTTGAGATTTCTACCTGAACCTACCTTTGGGATTCTTAAAGATTGAGTACCACCTTTTCTAAATAATCTTCTAGCTGTCATACTTAAACCAGTTTTAGAAGAAGACTTTCTTTTACTGCCAATAGTAGGAGACTTAGCAGTTTTCTCTGGTTTTGGCGCAACTTCTGGAGGTTCAGGTAGTTTAGGTGGCTTTGGTGGTGCTAATGGTCCAATACACATTGTTAATTCTCCAGAATGTTGTCAGTTAACATAGTCTCCTTTTGTCTTTTCTGTTGCTCAATAAGGTAATCAACTACAGCTCTTTGTCCAGCCTTAAACCAAACTTCTCTATCTGTAAAAGATAAATCTGGGTGACGTTGAGGAAAATGGCTATCAAGAGCGTTGATTAACTCATCAGATAAAACAGGAAAAGGAAGAGGTTCAGGTTTATTGTAGTTCACTTTAAGCAAGAGAGTATAACAGACATGTTAATTGGTTTCATTATCTAAAAGAATTTCTATATATCTAATAGCTTTCCTTAAATCTTCTGTACCACCTTTCTTGTTCCAGCGAGAAATATATTTAACAACATTACCTTCACAAAAACCTAAATTATTTTTCATAATGTAATCAATAGGTTGTATTGCATAACCTTTGTAGTGATCAGGGTTTATGGAGTCCATAGTGTTACCTCTTGAGTTTTAAAGTCATAGTCTCCTTTACGGAGGATGCGAGCTAGTTGAGCTGTAAGAACAGCATCAGCAAAAGTTTGTTTTTTCTTTTCATATGCAGCTACTACTTTGTCCCACATTTGAGGAAGAGTTTTAGCATCACCTAATATTTTTTCAGCTGTAACAGGACCACAACCAATAATACCTTTGTAGTTATCAGTTGTGTCTCCAGTTAATGCTTGAATCATCCAGTGTCTATCTGCTTTTTTCTTAGTAATTAACTCCATGTCATCATTAGCAAGGAGAGTACAAGGAACTGTTCTCATGTCTTTATCAGGAGAAACAATAACTGGATTAGGATATTTTTTAGAAGTAGCAAGTAAAGCCATTACATCATCACCTTCTAATCCTGTATAACTAGCTGACTTATATCTCTGACCAATTTGTTCAACCATCGCATAAAGGGCTAAAGGTTTACGTTTGTTTTTTCTATTGGCTTTGTAGTCAGGAAAGATAGTGTGTCTAAAGGTTGGATACTGAGTGAAACACATCACTACATCATCATCATCTTCTGCAATCTTTTGGTAGTACTCAACTCTTCCATCAATCATTTCATGGATGTCTCTTTCATCACAGTGAAGAGTATGTAGGTTGTCATCCCATTTAATGTCTTGTTCACAGCTGCAACAGGAAGAATAAATTAACCAGTCAGCATCAATTAATAAGGTCATAGTTAAGCACCAAAATAAGTGGACATAGGAATAGAAAGACGGCCAGTATTTGAATCGTAGAGAAGCTTATCTACGGGGCCAGTCATTCCTGTATGCCTGTTTTTTAAAACTCTTAGTTGTAGTTCTGACCTTTCACCAGGGTCTCCTTGTTGGTTCCTTTCAGCAGAGATACACAAGTCACTTAACTGAAGAATTGCAGAACTACCTCTTAAATCAGATGTACTTACTTGTTGTCCTTGTTCATGCGATACACCTTGTGGTCTTCTTAAATGACTGACCAGAATTAAAGCAACACCAGTACTTTCAACAACTTGTCTAAGTTTTGTACAAGTAATATCAATAGCTCTTCTCTCATCTACATCAGCTAAACCACTGACCACAATTGTTAGATGATCCAAGATAACTACATCAACTCCTTCAGCTGTAGCCATGTATTGAA